TCTTGTCGTTCTCGACGGTGATGCCGTTGATGCTTGGTTTGTTTTTCAGCTTGTTATAATCCTTTGTCCCTTGTCCGGGGGCTGTGCTGATTCCGCCCGTGAGCTCCTGGCTGTTTGCCAGGCCTCCGGAGAGGGTCTGTCTGCCGGAGAGGCTCCCGGTTAGTTCCATCAGTGCACCTCCTTTGCGAGGGTGAGGTTCGCCTCGGCGATGAAGGTGTCAACGGTCCCGTCCTCCATCGTAATCTCGATGTCGTAAACGTAGGAACCGAACGGCAGCTCTTTGGTGTCCTCCGGTTCCAGTTGGAGGCCGAGGGTCTCGTTATCTATGGTTTTTTCGATCAGGGGTTCCGCATCCTGGTAGGTCTTTTTCAGGGCGAACCGGATCACGTCCCCGGCCTGTACCTCGTAGGGTTCGGCCCCGTTCATGATGGTAATGGTCAGGCTCAAAGTGTCCCCCCGGGTCATTTTGATTGTGGTTCCTTTTATCTCAACCATGAGCCGCCTCCTCTATTTAACCGTGAATTTTTTATTCAAGACCATGTGTGCCCCGCCGGCATCCCAGGCCCAGATCCGGTAGTAGTATGTGCCCCGGGCGAGCTTTCTGAATTGCATGGTGCTGTCCCCGTTGTGCAAATTAAAGCTCTTTTGGTTCAGGCCTTTCTTGTCGTAATGGAAAACGTATTTTTTCGTTTTGGCGGATACGATTCCAATCTCGACTCGTCTCATCGCGAGCCGGCTGTACATGGTGCCGTACAGGGTGAAGTAGTTGCCCACACGGATGGTGGTCGGGTAGTTGAGCCCCTCGAAGCGGAACCCGGAGCCGGCGCTCGGCGTAAAGCTGACAGGGGGGTAAATGAACCCTTGGAAGGTCAGGCCTGCGCCCATCTTGTACGGCTTTTTCAGCGTTACCGTGTAAAAGCGGGTGCCGCTGTAATTGCTATTGCTGATTAAAATGGACCCGTCTCCGTTCACTCGTTCTACGAAGGCCACGTGTCCTGCGCCGTCTTTTCCGTAGCCGGCCTTGCCTTTACGCCAGCAAATAACGGCCCCGATCCGCGGGGTGCTCCCTCTGCTGTAACCGTCCTTGTAGGCCCACCAGTCCTCGGCGTTGCCTCTGGACAGCTTTGGCTTTACGCCCCAGGCCTCGTACGCTCTGCCCCAGGCGTACCCAACGCAGTTCGGCAGGACGCTGTTTCCCTTGATCCGGATGCATTGGTTGTAGCCGCCGGCGCTGGTGTGAATGTAATATTTGTTGCTCGCGCTTGGCGCGGTTGTCCTTGGTGTAAATGTTGCCATTTGTCTCTCCTCCTATTTCCAGACGCCTTGCAAATAAAAATGGCTGCCGGCGCTTGTGGGGATGCCGTTGTTGTAGGTTCGGTAATACTGGACGAAGTTTCCGCTGTTGATTTGGGTGGTTACGCTGCCGCCAAGGAAGGTGCTTGTATAAATTCCGGACGAAATCGCCTTGACGTTGACCGTGTCCGAAAATCCGAAATCAGCCAAAGAAAGAACAAGGTTGCCGGTGCTTACTCCGGACCGGGAACCCCAGACCTCGAGCTTGCCGTTGCTCCATTTGCGGTAATAGTCCACGTTGTTTGGAAAGAACCCCTCCTCTACAACGTAGTTAAGACCCAGGGTCTGGGCGATTTTCACTACGGTTCCGACCAAGTCGTCCTGCGCCGTGATTCCAATCTCGGCCAGGTCGTCTTTTATGCTGTCCGTAATTTGCAGACCGGCCAGGGTGGTGTTCGCAGGAAAAAGCGGCACCGGTGTTTCCACTGCCGTCTCTATGATCGGGACCCGGTAGATCGGGAAATCTCGAACGCTGGCCCCCTCTTGGATGTCCCCGTCGTTATAAGCCGGATCCTCTGCATTGTCCGTCCCGGAGTAGGTTGCCGGGGTGCCCTCGATTACAACCAGGCTCGCGTTCTCCACCTGGGTGTTGTCGTTTCTGGTGTAGCGGATCGCGATCAGATCGTGCCGGCTGTAACCTGCGGCGCCGGTGGTAATGCTAACCGGCTCGGTGTTGCCTTTGGCAATCTCGCAACGGATCCCGCCCACCAAGGCCATCCCGCTGCCTACAATTATCGTGTTAATGTCCTGTACGGTCGGAGCGAATTGTTCGCCGACCGGGAGCACTTGGTCCCCCAGGCCGTTGGTCCCCTCGTGGTACCAGGCGACCTGCGTGCTGGTGACGTGGCTCTCGCCAATGTAGCCATCAATAATTTGCATTCTCTTGTTCCTCCGTGTTAACGCTGGACGTTATCTTTTCGACGCCGGCCTCTCTGCGGTAGATCTTGGACGAAACCGGGCGGCTCATCGCCAGGCCGGTTGTTTGATCCTGGCCGCCTACGATGTCCCCAATCTCGGCCGGCAGATTGTCTGCTGCGGTCAGCTCCATCGTGGTCGCTGCCTGCATCTCCTGGAGCTTTTTGATGCCGGCTGCTTTTAGGTTCGCCAGGCGTTCTGGGTCGGTCGTTCCCTCGACATTGTTGTAATCGTAAACGGCGGCCCGCTCGCTTATGCCTGCGAACCCCTGGCCGCTGTCCTCGATTATGCTGCCATCTACGCCTACATATAAATCAACCCGGAGCCGGTTTTTCAGCTCCCCGGTGCCCAGGCAAATCAAATGGTTGACCGCCCCGTGGTCCTCGGTCATTCGGATCGTGACCGTGTCCGTGTCCTGGCTGTATTCGAGCTGTTCGGTGTAGTCGGTAATCGGTACGGCCTGCACCCAAACTTTGAAGGCGCCGCCTGGCGTGTCCTCCTCGGTGTAGATGTCCAGCCGGTAGCCGTTCGCCTGCAGGAGCTTATTTAGGCCGGCCAGTTTGGTCGTGTAGCGGTCAAACTGGTAATTGGTAACCTGTACCCCTGCCGCCTCGTCCGGGACGCTGAAAATAACAGTGGCGTCGTCGTTCGCTGCCAATACCTGCTTTATTACCTCGTTCAAATCGCCGCTGGCGGTGTAGTAATCCTGGCCTGGCTCCGGCTGGATTATGGCGGCAGCCATTAGGCCCCGCCACGTTATGCCTTGCCAGATGATTTCGGTCGTGTCCGTCCCGATCTCCATCGATTCGATTCGGCCGCCCCATTCGGTTCCTGGGCTGAATAGGTAATCCCCAAAATCAATACCGAACCCCTCGCTGTAAACGCGATCGATTTTTAGTTCGAAGTCGTTTTGGCCGCCGATTTCGATGTCCAGGCTGTTCTCTCCGAGCAGGGCCGCGTATTCCTCGCCGGTCGTCGCTGCTACGCTCTGGGCGGGGGGCAGGTTGTCCACTCGGTATACAACCTTATACACCGGGACGGCTTTATAGATATATTGTTTTGCCGTTTGGTCCCAGACTCGGACCTTGTCGTAGCGGGCAATTATCGTCCGGGGCTGCATGCTGGTTGCCGCTCTTTGGACGATGCTGTCACTGCCCTTGGCTAATAGGAAGTCCATTTGGGCTCGCTCCTCTCTTGGAACAGTACAACGTCAACCTGGGCGACGTCCCCCTTTTGGACGAAGGAGGCGCCCGGTGGCATCGGTGTAAAAATCCCGGAGTGCCGGTTGTTAAATTCATTCACTCGCTCGCCGTTCTGCTTGTATCTGGTGACCGTCTTGTCCCGGCTGTTTATAATCAAAAATTCGTTGGAGCCGATGGTTACGTTTGCCGCGTATACCTGGCCACCGATTTCAACAGACGGGTTGGTTGCCGGTCCGTAGATCCGCATCTCGAAGTCGCACTCGGCGAAGTGGTCGTTCCGCAGGTATGCGCCTATGCTGGGCGGGGTGTAATCGTAAGCGTAATCATAGGAGTAATCCAGCCATTGGTATCCGCTGGACTCGCCCTCGTTCCCTCTGAATTGCTGCTCTACATCCAGGCACCAAAACGGGTAAGAGCTCACGAAGGTCAGCCCTTTGATGTTCGTCCGGATGCCCTGGCTCCATCTGGTGTTTTTGCCTCCGGTAAAATAGCCAGACAAATATTCGCCGTTCGGGAGCGAAAGACGCCCCGGCTTGTTTGCCAGGACGTCCTTTTCGGTTGTCTCGAAAAACGTATTAAGTGCGGCTACAAACTCGGCCTCGCTGGCTGCGTGGATTGCGAGCTCGACCTCCTTGCTTGTGACCGGGCGGTTTATGTTTGTCACGATCCCGCCCCGTCTGCCTGTTGTCTTGGCATCGTAATTCCACGCGTAATCAAATAGATTCTCGCTCTGTATTACATACGGCCATGTGGAAAGGTCGAGCGTCGTCCCTTGGCCGTTGGTGTATTTGAGTGGCATAAAAACCATGTGTGTCTGCCTCCTATTGCAGGGCGTTTACGATTCGCCCAAAGCTCCGGCGGTCGATGTCGATGCTCATCCCGTCTACGGCCTGGACCATTCCCTCGCGGATCTCGCCGCTCGCGCTGCCGACCGCTGCCAGTACAATGTCATACAGCTCGGCTGCGGAGATGTTCCCCGCTCCGGCGTTCGCCCTGGCGCTCTCCTTTGCGTACCGCTCGGAGAGGTCGTGTGGTATGACCTGGGTGCCGTTCGGGAGGTTCATCAGCTCGCCGCCCCGCTCGTTTACCTGGGCGAAACCGCCGGCCCAATTGTCAGTACCTCTGGCCAGGGCTGGGATGTGTGGAATGCTCACGCCCGGGATTTTGTTGATTACATCCAGGGCGCTGTTTATGGCTCCGGTAAAGCGATTGAAAATGCTTTTAACCCTGCTTACCATCGACGAAAAGGCGCTTGTTACTCCTCCGGCTATCGTGGCGACCGCGCTGGTTACTTTTCCCCAGGCCGCCTTGATTGCGTTAAATACTGCAACCACTTTCCCTTTCATCGAAACGAAGGCGGCTACTATTCCGCCAATCGTGACGGTTACTGTTGCCAAAATGGCGCCCACTATGGTTGCCGCCACTTTTACGATCGGGGCAATTATCGAGATTATTTTTGAAATTATCCCGGCTACAAATCCAATGATCGGGCTTATCACCTGAATTATTCCGGTAATGGCCATCGCGGCGTATTGAATGAGCCCGATTAGGGTGGGGGCTACTGCCTGGATAATCGCGATTACGCTTTGGAATACTGTTTGGAAAATGGACCCGATCATGGTTACAACCGGGGCCAGGGCTGTTCCTAAAACTCCGGCGATTTGGAAAAAGGCGCCGAGTACTGTCTGCAAAATCGGAGCCAGCGCTTGGAAGGTTCCGACCAGCCCGGTTAGCAAAGTACCGACCAGCCCGTTTACGGCGTTGCGGAATTGCTCGCTGCTGGCGTATAGGGCGGCGAAAATCGCAACCCCTGCCGTAATTGGACCAAGGAATTTTAGCATCCCGCCCATCGCTTTTCCTACAAGGCCGCCGCTGTTCGCGGCTTTTATCATCGCCCCGACCAAGGCATCGTACCCGGACATCAATTTCCCGATGCCCATTAGGGCCGGCCCGATTCCAACCGCTATGCCGGCAAGGGCTGCGCTCCCTTTGGGGCCCAGCTCCTCGAAAAAGGCAAAGACCCGCTCGCCTGCTGCGACCAGCTTGTCGAATGCCTGGCCTATGTATGGGGCCATCTCCTGGGCTTTCTCCTCTACGATTGCGAGGCCGCCCCGGATGCGGTTCAGCTGTTCGAGTAGTTTGCCGGCGGCGGTGCTGGAGTCGTCGCTACTGCCAAGTAGGGCGGCACCGATTCTCGAAATGTCAGCCCCTATGTTTGCGATCGCGGCGGTGATCGTGGTGCTGCCCATCTCTTTGGCCGCTCCTCCGATGTGCTTTTCGACCGCGCTCTCAAACATCGCCAGGTCAATTTCCCCGCGGCTTGCCATGTCGAATACGGCGTCGGCGGTGGTCCCTGCCTCCTCGGCGAGCCATTGGTAAATCGGGATGCCCGATTCGGCCATCTGCTGCAGGACCTCGTTGTTCGCCTTGCCCATCGAGCTGACCTTGTTCCAAATCGCACCCATGTCGCTCATGCTGGTGCCGGCGACCGCGGCGCTGTCTGCTACCAGGGAGAGGTATCGTTCGAGCTCCTGGCCAGGCTTGATGCCTGCCGCTACAGCGGACGCTGCGGTGGTGGCTGCCTCGTCCATTCCGAAGGCGGTACCTTTTACGGATGCCAGGGCATCGTCCATCGCCTGCTGTACCAGCCCGGCGTCTTTTATGACCGCATTTAGTTTGGCGCGGGCGCTGTCGATGGCGGTCATCCGGTCCCAACCCTTGCCCAGGGTTATTCCGGCCAGGGCGCTGGCTGCTCCGATGGCCGGGACGGTAATCCCTTTGGTCAAAGCGCCACCGACATTGGACAGGGCCTTGCCAATGCTGCCGGCGTTCTTATTTAGGCCGCCGAGTTTTTTCTCTACATTGTCGATGGCTGCGTCAAAGCTGGACGCGTCTCCTGTTATTCGTGCCGCGAGTGTGTATTGGTCAGCCATTTCTGCGGCTCCTCCCTAATACTTTATCAAGCCAACCCAGGCCCTTTTTCTGCTCCTGTTCGAGTACCTCTTGGAACAGGGCGTCCTTGGCTACGGGGTCGACCGGTTGCTGTCGTTTCTTTTCCCAAAGGCGCCGGTATTTTCTCCGGCCCCTGTTTACGTTGTATTCCGCGAGCAGGACGGCCTTGTGTAACAGCTCGCTGTCGCGGACGGTTTTGTCCTCCCAGGCCTTTTTTACGAATGCGATTTCTCTGGGGGTCAGGCTCATGTAATCCTGTTTTGTATATCCAAATTCCACGGCAAAAAAGGCGAAGTCGATATCTCGTCGATACGGCTCCGCCAATTTTGCGTGGTCAGGATCCGGTTGCCCGTCCCCGAGATAGTCGAATTCGATTAATCGACCCGGAATAAAAAAGGGCAGTCATTTTGCAGCTGCGTCAGCGCCTGGTTCGTTGCCTCGGTGTAACCGATCTCCTGGATCCATTCGCTGGCGATCTGCATCCCCTGCTGGGCGGGGATGTTCCCGCCCGTCTCCGGGTTGACCAGCCCGCTGGCAATGATCGCCTTAAGATGTGCCATCCGGTATGCGCCCTTGTACTTGATCAAAATCCCCATCAGCGGTTCGTCAATCAAATTTTCGATTTGCTCGATCGCGTTCTCCGAATAGCGAAGGTTGTATTCTTTGCCGTTAACTTGTACCATCTCGGGGTCCTCCTTTTCTGTGCTGTGCTATGCGCTCACGCTCTCCTCGGAGAGGTCTACCAGTGCGCCGTTCCCTTGCAGGCTCAAGCTGTAAGATGCTGTGTCGTCGTAGGGAAATTCCAGCGGGTAGTCGGTCACGGCTACGGTGCCGCCGAACAGGTCCTCGCTGGTTTTGGTGTTCGTGATTTTGACGCAGAGCAGGTCGCCGTTGTTGAATGCCTCCTGGATCGTCCGGTGGCTGGCGTCGTCTTTTACAAACACGCCGTCCAGGTCGATGCTCCATTCTTTCATTCCGGCAATGTACGATTTCCACCCGCCCTCGGTGTCCTTGGTGCTGACCTCGATGCTGTCAGCGGACCGGTTCAGGGTCAGGCTTTGCTGCCCGGCGATTGCGAGCAGCGTGGGGGTCCCGCTGGCTGGGATGTCCCAAACCTGGAGCAGGATGTCTTTTCCGGCTACGGCCTGCGCGGCGGTGGCCGAGAAATCGCAGTAGGCGTCATAAGGGTTCGCCATTTGTTCGTTCCTCCTGTTTAATTCTTGCACTTGAAGCCGTACGCGATTAGAAATTCAAACCCGACGACCGCGTGCCATTCTTTGGTTTCGTCTTGCTGCAGGTTGACCGTCCCGGTGCAGGTCTGCCTGGCGAGTGTGAAACCAGCCGGCAGGTCGATCTCCTGCGTGAGCGCCTCGCGCGCTGCGTCAATCATTTTATAGATCGCTGCGTGTGGCGCGTTCTCCTTTGCGATGCAGTCTATGTATACCGTGTGCAAATCTCGGAAGGTCATTTTCGTGTTGTCCTCTACGGACCCCACGTATGTCAAAAGGTAAAAGGGAGCCGGCGCGTTGCGCGGCGGTTCCGTGTCGTAGATGGTGCCGTCTATGTTCTCGGCCATCACCGTTTTGATGGCCCTCAAAAGCTCGACGGTCCCGAGCTTATTTAGCATTTCGGAGCGCCTCCTTTATCGCTTTTTCGAACCGCGGTTTCTGCTGCTCCACATTTCTGCGGAGGTAGTATTGGCCTTTAACATAGCCGCCGCCCCGGGTCCGGTGCCCAAACTCTACATGGGGGGCGTAATGCTTGCCGTAAAAAAACCGGCCGTTCGCCTGGGTGGTTCCCATGTTCTCGTAGTTAACCCCTCGGCTCTTTTTCAGTTCGCCGTGTGGGCCTCCCGGCCTGGTTGCCTCGGTGCTGACCGGGGTTAGTGTTCGGCCCCGGTTGAACATCTCGGCGAGCTGGTTTTTTACGATGGCCGTCCAGTTGATGGCTCCCATCGCCTGGATCTTTTGCTCCAACCCGTCCCGGTCTATGATTCTAACTTTTACGCTCATACCCTGTACCCTTTAACGATTAGTTGCCGGAACCGGCCGTTCGTCCTCACCTGGATTACGTCGTAATCCTCCCCGTTCCTGCTGACCTTGGCTGCGTTCTTGATTGTCGAAAGCAGGGCCGTGGTTACAATCTTACGGGTGCCGGTGGTGATTTCCCGGTCCTCGACTTGGATCTCCTCGGCTGTCCAGCTGGTGGCTCTGCCGGTTATGGTCGGACCGTCCGGGTAATCCATGATCGGGTTCCCCAGCTCGTCCGTCTCGCCGGTGTCGACCTCCATCTTGAGTGTGAATTGTTCCCATTTCATAGAAACTTCACCACCCTTTTGTGGCTGCCGTCGTCGTCCTCTGCCAGGTTGTTCCGGTACTGTTCGAGCTCTGCGTCGTACTCGGCCAGGATGTCGTCTACGAAGGAAACCGACAGGCCGTCGTCTCCCTCGCTCTGGATCCCCTCGTAGTACAGGCGCCGGTATAGTTTGACTGTCGCATCGACCGCAATCGACGCCAAGAGGGCCGGGAACGTTTCACTCCCGACCCGCAGGGCGATTCGGTCTTGTGTGGTCTGGATCAATTCCTGCAGCAGGCCCGTCTGCTCATCGATGTCCTCTACGCCCTCGAGCCGTACAAGGACCCGATCTAAAACGGTACTGTCTGCCATTTTGGTCCCTCCTGCCTTAAGCGCTGGCGGCGCCATTGATGGTGCCGACTACGATGCCGCCCAAATTTTCCGCGAACACCACGGTGTTGGAAAGCGTGACGGTCTCGGCGGTCAGGCGCTCGTGCTGGGTGTCGTGCAGGATGCCAATCATGGGCATTTCGGGGTCGGTGTACATAGCGGGGAATGCGCGGGTCAGCTCGCCGCCGATTACGCTGTACGCAAAGACCAGGTTCTGGCTGGCGGTCGCGTATACGGTGCCGGCCGGGACGCTGTTGCTTACGATTACAATGTTAAAGCCCAGGAAGTTTTTCAAATACTGCAGGCCGTTTTCGGTTTCCAGGGTGACTTGGTGGTCTGCGTAGTAATTGGCCAGATCCGCAAAGGAAATGAAGGCCACGCTCTGGACGTCGTCGTCCTCAAAAACAGCGCCTACGCCAGCCACGGCTTTGGCCAGGACCTCCTGGAGGGTGTTTCCCTCGACGGCAACGGTGCCGCCGGCAAGGCCGGAAATCAGCGCGGTCCGAACGTTAGCGTACAGCTTGCGCAGCAGGGCTGCGTCGGTTTGTTCGATGGCCTTTTCGTAGCCGACCGCCATGATGTCCTCGGCGGGGACGGCCTTTCTGCGCTTGTCAGGGCTCAGTTCTACGGTATCGGCCAAAGTGCGGACGACCTTGGAGAGCGGGATGATTTCGCCGGGTTCTACGGCGCCGCCGTCCAGGGTGACCTCGTTCTTGTAAATCTTAATGCTGCCGCCTACGGGAACGGGGAGTTCTCTGGTGACGTTCAAAATCTCGCGGATGCCTTTGATGCCGCGGTTGAATTGCTCGCTGAAATCGATGGAAAGGGCGCCGCCCTGGGGGGTGCTCAGGTTGTTCTCTACTGCCATTGTGTTTCTCCTTTTCTGTGGTTAGTAGTGGTTACTCGTACAAATCGAGGTTCTCGGCGATTAATCTCCTGCGCTCTGCCGGATCCTTGACCGCTGCGATCTCCTCCCTGGTGATTTTCTTGGCGCCGGACGCACCCGTCTTTGGTGTGGTGCCCCGGAGGCGTTCTTTGACCGCCGCCTCGACCGCCGCGGTATACTCGGACACGAAGGCGTCGATGTTCGCTTTGGTCGTTTCCGCATCTGGTCCGATTAGTGCATCTAAAATGGTGCTGCCGACGCTGGTTATGTTTGCCTCGGCCAGCATTGTCTTGGCGGTGTCGGTCATCTTGAGTCTTGCCAGCTCGCGCTCGGCCTCCTCGGCGCGCCGTTCAGCTTTCTCTCTTTCGTGCTGCGCCTTTTCCTCTGCGTTCATGCCTGCGAGCTTGGCTGCCTCGTCTGCTGCCTCTTTGGCCTTGGCCTCCCATTCGCGGCGTTTCTTGGCGATGATGTTGTTCAAGTCCTCGTCCGTGTACTTTGCCGCGCTCTGTTTGGCCTCGTCTTTCACACCGTCGTCTTTGGATGCATTTTCTGGGGCCTGTGCGCCGTTTTCAGGGGCGTTTTGTTCCTCCGTGGATGCTCCTTTGGTTCCGGTGTTTTCGGCACTCATTTCGCCGTTTTGGGTGTTGGTTGTCTGGTCGCTCATTTGCTTTTCCTCCATTGCTTTTTATAACGTCAATGCTTGGTTCTCTCCGGTGCTTTTTAGGACGTCGCGGTCATCGGTCCGTATATAAAAAGCCGCCCTGGCTATTTCAGCAGGCGGTCTTTTATATCCTCGTCCAGGTCGAAAGGTCCGACCCATCGTTGCTCCTCTTTGCCGTCAATGAAGAGGATCGTGGTCGGTACTCCGGCCGGCTTGTATTTCCTGGCGACGGCTCTGCTCTCGTAGAGTTCAACCTCGGCGCAGGGGATGCCGTTCCGGCTGCTCCATGCCTCCAGGTCCTTTGCCCATTCGTGGCAAACGCCGCAGTAGTACGCTGTAAGCTCTACCAAAAAGGGGCCGGTCCCCTGTTCCACCGTCATGTGGAATTCTCTGTCTGTCAGTCTTTTCATCGCTCCTCCTTTCTTGCATAGAAAAACCCCGGGGCCCATTCGGGTCCCGGGTGTTTCTTGTGTTCTTTCTATTTGCCGGCGTTATACTCTGCGATGATCCTGTCCGCCTCTGCCTGAAAGCGATCTGGCAAATCGTAATAGGATTCGCAATCTGCCAGTTCCCATCTCGTGTACCGGTCAGGCCGTTTCTCCCGCTTTTCTCGCATTACCAATCCGAGCAAGTTGTCTCGCATTATGCTCCAGTTATATTCTGGCATGTGCAGGTCCTCTGGCCTTAATTTTTCGCCTCTATATCTTGGATCTACCATTCCACTTCCTCGCTAATTGGATTTTCCGACACTACGGTTGCGCCGCGATTCAGGATCACATAGAAAGTCTCGCCCGTCTTGTCTCCGTTCGGCATCTTGATTCTATCATAGCCGAGAATATTTGCAAAGCGCCCCGGGTCGTCCATTAGGTTGTACGGGTCATCTATTCTTCCGTCGTAGAGTCCGTGTAATAAGCGGACATCCTCGTATAGGATCTCTCTGCTGGTGTCCTTTGGGAGTAGGACCGTCACTATTCGGCCGCCCTTTTTCGCGTATGTGTATTTGGCAATGCGCTTCGCTGGTGTTGAGTAAGTTCCATCTCCGTATACCCCGGTACCCGGGAACCAGTCGCCTTTTATAAACTGCTCGGCCATCTGCAGCGGTGTCAGGTTGCTTGTTCGCAAATTGCGCCTGCCTGACATGTCGTTCCCTCCGATGCCTCTGAATGTTACCTCGTAATCGCTGATGCTCCCTTTCCGCTCTTGCGGCAGCCCGTCTGCGGACAGCGCTGCGTTAAGCCATGCGGATGCGTCTCTGTAATCCTGATCCTTTGAATTCCCGTCGTAATCCAAAAAGGCATTTTTAAACTTTGTATTTTTGAACGCCTCCGTCAAAGTGTCGACTTTCTCTTGAAGTTTTTTCTCGTCTATGGCGAGGAACGTGGTTCCGTCGTAATCCTCCTCATACGTCAAAAAGTCGCGGGGCATTGGGTCTATATGTGCCGGCTCCTGCGGCATCTTGTAATCGTCGGTTACGATTTCAAACTCGCACCGGCAATTTGCGTGGATCGGAGGAAAGTTGAGCCCGGGGGTCCTGTCCTTTACCTGGTAACGGGTCCCGTCCAATGCGCCGCAAAGCGGGCAGACCTTGTCGTCCTCCTCGGTAAAAAAGACGTACTCCTCAAATCCGACCGCCTCAAAGCCGCGCATCGCTGCCTCGCTGACCGCGAACGTCCCCTCGGTCCAAACCAGGCGCTTTGCCTCGGCTCTGGTGGTTTTGAACCGCTTTTGCAGGTCCCGGATCATGGTGTCGTATCCGTCGCCCCTGATGACCGCGTTGGTGAAGTCGCTCATCATGTAATTGGTCATTTGCATTTTGTTATGCCAGATGCGGTCTGAAAAATTCGCGCCGTTGCACCAGTCGCTGTCCACTATGGTCGCGATCAAGTCCGGGTTTACGGTGTTGAAAACCGAACCAAAACCGAGCGCCTCCTCGTAGGAGGCCCCGGCCCATTTGGTTAGGTGGCTTTTGATGGCTGCGTTCTCGACCGCCCCGGCTTTGAGCTGCTCCATCTGGATGGAGTAGCGGAGCCCCTCCAGCCGGTTCAGCTGGTAGATGCTCTCCCTTACCGGGAGGAGGTATTCGTACTCCGGGAACGTCCGGACGAAATCGTCCCAGGCCTCGAATAGCAGTTGCCGGTCCTCGTCGGACAGTTGGTCCAAGAGGAGCCGGTATTCCAAGACGTCGTCTGTGCCGTATTTGGCGTAATATGCCGCGATCTCTTTTTCGATTCTGGCCTGTTCTTGCTTGTAGTATTTATCCAGGCTTTTTTCGACTTTGGCTGCGTCCCGGTCCAGGCCTTTGTAGAGCTGCCGCTGCCGGTCTCGCCAGTATTTCTGATTCGCGGTTGCCATGCTTTACTCCTCCGGGCGTTGCTCCGGTTCTTGCTGCAGTACCATCTGCATATACGGATCGCCCGCCTCGAGCTCCTCGCGCTTTCTTTGGATTTCCTGCATCGGGTCGTCTACAACCGACAGGATGGACAGTTGCGTTTCCTCGCTGGTAATGCCGGCGAGCTTTTGCGCGGTCTCTGCCTCCTCGGTCAGGTTGCGCGGGGTGTTCCTGGTGAATTGGTACGAAAGGCCGAGCCAGTCATCCTCGGTCAGCGGTGTGGTCGGAACGTGTGCGATCATTTGGTATCGCTTTTGGAACCCGGCCTTGAATTTGTTTTCTTTGACTTTGGCCAGGTTGTCCATCGGGAGCATCCTGCGCCGGAGGGCGTCTCCGGATGCGTTCGCGTTGGACTCGTCGTTGATGTTGATTACCATGCTGGTGGTGAAAATCAATTTTTCCAGGCGGTCGATTAGATGCTCTTGGGTGGTGTCTGCGTTCGGCTTGTTCAAAAAGTCGACCTCGACGTTCATGCCGTCCTGGGCCTCGATGTTTATGATCCGGCTGTCTCGCAGCGTGGACAGGGTCTCTGCGTCAAGCGGGGCCCCTAAAACTTTCATGTAGGCGTCTGCGAAATAATCCACGTCGTTTGCCTTTTCGCTGATCGCCTTGTCGTATTCGTTGATTAGGGTCTTGACCACCTCGTAGGTGCCCAGGCGTTCCTCGTTCTCTATGTACTCGACCAATGGAACCGCGCCGAAGTTGTGGGGCGCGCCCTCTCCAAAGCGAAACTCGAAGTCGAAATACCAGACGTTTTCCGCATCTGAAAACGAGCCCTCCAGCTCGCCGTTGGTGTTTATGTAGTAGCGGACGCCGTATTTCGGCCGGTGCAGGATGCTGTCGTCGTAGATGATGAACGCCTCCTCCGGCGAAACCGCCGCCAGGCAGGGCTCGCCTCGCTCGTCCATATATAGCAGCTCGATCGCGCTGCCAAACATGGAGACCATCTTGGAGAGCTCGCTGTTGTGGTTCTCCAGGTTGTTGTAGGTGTCGAACCGCCGGAGGTAATCGTTGACCCGTTCGTCCTCGGCGCTTACCTTTACCGGGACGCCGATGAAGTAGCCGTTGAACGTGTCTGTGATGTATTTGCTGAAGTTTACGACCAGGCGGTTGTCCGGTTTGTTGTTCGGCTTGCTTTTCTGCTCCAGGATTTCGTGCCTGCCCTCGTACAATTTCCGGAGTGGTTCGTACTTGGTCGCGATGAGCGTTTGGTGCTGTCCTACAAAGGCGGCCAGGCGTTCGGTGGTCATGGCCTCGTCTCTGTCCATCATAAACATTTTTGTTTATATGCCCTCCCTAAATGTGCGGATGGTGACCCGCTGTTCTGTCTGCCTCAAAAGCGACGCCAGGCTGTCCGGGCAGTCGTCGTGGCTGGCGTGTTCGTTGTACTCGAGGACCTGCTCCATGTAGCCCGGATCTGTGTCCTCCAAAAAATATAAATCTTTCCAGCGCCCTTTCAGGTGGGTGCTGATCTTGATGTGCTTGTTCTGCTTTTCGTGGTAGGTCTGGACCGTGTCCCCTCGGCTGCGGAGCTCTTTGGCCAGGTAACCCTTGTCTGCGTTGCGCTCCATGTAGGTTGTCCCAAGGAGCCGCTGCTCTTTCTCTTTTAGGATTTCGTCGATGCAATCGTCCACGTGCTTGTCCCATCGCCGGCCAAATACTACGACCCGGCCGTCCGGGAGTTCATTGATTGCAGTGAAGGCTGTGCTGTCCCCGCCTCCGAAGGCTGCATCTACATGGCAAATGCCGCCCTCCAAAAGCTGGGCATCGCTTTCCCATTTCGGGTCCTCAAACAGGACGTCCTCCGGCGCGATGTGTTTCAGTTCGTAGTTCGCCGCAAATAGGGAGGCGGGCATGCTCTCCCGCAGCTCCCGGATCTCCTCGGCGGTCATCAGCCCGCTCTGGTAGCAATCCACCTTTTTGATGTTCGGCATTAGGCTGAAGGCGTCGTCCTTGTGCCAGGGCGTCCCGGTGTTTATGAACCGGCCGCCTCCCCTGTTTACCACGTTTTTTAATTCGAGGTACTGCCTTTTGATTTCCTCGCGCTCGGCTCGGCTGTACCTGTCCTTGATGTTGACTATGTCGTCGGTGGCTACCAGGTCCCCGTGCTTGCCGGTTATGCTCGTCTTTATGCCAAGGCCCAGCAGCTGGCTGGAGCCCTTTGGGCCTCCCCGCAGGCTGGTTGTGATTTCGCTGGCGGTTGCCCTGGTGAGTAGGAGTTCCCGGCCGTAAATCGTCCGGACGATTTCCTGCATCGCTCCGGTCCGGAGTATGTTCGCCACCTGCTCTACAACCTCGCGGGTGTCGCTGTCTGTCTTGCGAAAAAAGAGCGCGTCCTTGTTCGGATGCAAAATGCAAAAAAGGGCGAGCCCGATGGACAGGGTCGTCGTCTTGTAGGAACCGCGGTGTGCCTGCCTGGTGATGTCCTCTTTGGCAAACAAAAACTCGCGGAGCCATTCGTTGTGTAGATCCGTTAGGTCTCGAAAGCCGACCCACCGGCCAATCTCGACCGGGCGGTCGTGTATTAAATCCAGCAGGTCATTCTTGCTCGGCATCCTTTTCCTCTTTGGCTGCGAAGTATGCCTCCATCTCCTGGACGGTCTCGTCGACCGATTTGGAAATCTCGAGCCGCTGCGTCTTTTCGCCTAAAAGCTCGGCGATGAAGTTTGCGGCGCTGGTGCTCCCTCGCATGGCCTCTCTTACCTGGGCCAGGACTATTGCCTCGTTCACGCTTACATTTGCGCCCTTGCTGCCGTACCCTTTGGACTGCGCATCCTCCAGGGTCTTGAGCTCGGTCTGCGGGCCGTCCCGGAGCGGCATCTCCAAAAGGTCAGCCATCGTCTGTGCCATGCTCCGGCGCTTTCTCCTGGCCTCCCCGCTCTTAAGTCCTCCGGCTCTGCCTCGCTCGACGGCGGTGTCGTGGTCCCTGATGTAGGTGTCTTTGAAGTTGTCCGGGATCTTTCCCTTTTCCGGTGCCGGCATGGTTGCTCCTCTCTACTCGGCAAGGACCGCCTTTTGGCCGGTGAATTGTTCCCATCGGTCGATTATTACATCGCAATATCTGGGGTCCAGCTCCATCGTGTGGCAAACCCGGCCGAGCTGCTCGCAGGCGATTAGGGTGCTGCCGCTGCCCCCAAACGGATCCAGTACCGTCTCGCCCGGGCGGGTGCTGTTCTTTATCAGCCGCCCCATTAGCGGGACCGGTTTCATCGTGGGGTGCAGTGTGCTGGCCGCCGGTTTCTTTTCGTGCAGGATCGTGGTGCTGACTTTGTCTGCAAACAGTTGCTCCAAGAGTTCCCGCATCTCCTCTTTTTTCATCTTGGCGATGTCTGGCCTTGCGTCCTCGAACAGCGTTGTCTGCGTCCGGTCGTCTATGAAGTAGTGCGCGGCCCCGTCTTTCCATCCGTACAGGCAGGGCTCGTGCTGCCATTGGTAATCCTGGCGGCCTAAAACCATCACGTTCTTGGCCCAAATTAGGCACTCTCTTATTTGGAGACCGACCGCCTCGCAGGCGTTCCGGAATTGGTGGCCGTTGCTGTCTGCGTGCCAAATGTAAAATGCCGCGCCCGGTTTCATGTTCTCCCTGGCTGCCGTGAAAGCGTCAACCAGGAAGTCCTCGAACGCTCCGGTCTCCTGGACGTCGTTCTCAATCTTGAGGGCGTCCTTGGTCTTGCCGGTGTAATCCACATTGTAGGGCGGATCGGTCAAGAGTAGGTCTGCCAGTACCCCCCCCATTTACGCGGCGGACGTCCTCCTCGCTTGTGGCGTCCCCGCACAGGAGCCGGTGGTGGCCCAAGAGGTACAGCTGGCCCGGCTTGCTCTTTGGGTTCGCCGGGACCTCCTCGATGTAATCGTCGTCGAAGGCGTCCTCTTTGTCTGCCGGCTCGATTCCGAAGTCGAAATCGAATCCGTCAAAATCCAACCCCGCGAGCTCCTGCTCTAAAAGGTCAAAGTCCCAATCGGCGAGCTCGGCTGTCTTGTTATCCAAGATCCGGTACTTTCTCTTTTGCTCGTCGGTTAGGCCGGCCCGGATTAGGACCTCGGCATCGGCCTTGCCCAGGCTCTGGAGTGCCTTGAGCCTGGTGTGCCCGGCCAGGACGGTCATCTCCTCGTCTACTACAATCGGGGCGATATATCCGCACTGCCGGATGCTCTCTGCTACGGCTGCGACCGCCTCGTCGTTCTTTCTTGGGTTGTTCTCGTATGGTTTAATGGCCCCGATCGGGACCGTCTTGAGCTCTGCCATCTGTCTCTCCTTTTCGTTTCCTTTGCGGACCAAAAACGCCCGCAAGGGGCGGCGGACGTCTTTGGGTTTCGTGTATTCCGTATCAGAAAGAAGGAAGTTTGGGATGTCTCCGAATACAAAATACCACGCTTTTTTTGCCAAATCTGCCAAAGTTGCCCGCCGGGCCTATTTTCGCCAGGGGTTGTCGAGTTTGTACTGGATCGCGCTGCGGCTGTACCCTAGGGCCTTTCCGATTTCCTCCTGGCTCTTTCCGTCCAGGTAGTATTCCCGCAGAATGGCCCGGGTCTCGGCGTCCTCTACGGTCTCCAGCCAGTCCTCTATCTTGCTTACCTGGCGGACCAGCTCGCGCCGCTTTTTTCTGATCTTGGCGGCGAGCTCTTTTGCCTCGTCCTCGCCGTCGTCGATTCCGACATCCGTTTTCGGGATTCCTTTTCCGCTCCGGTAATCCTTGTAAAAGATTAGGACCGCTCGCCCTTGTGGTTCCGTCCGGGCGAGGGTCTCTATCTCTGCTATAAGGCCGCGCAGCTGCTCCAGGTCTCTTTTTGTGATCTCCGGTTCTGCCATCCTGGCCTCCTGTTACTTGTTCGCCATTAGGCCCAGGCCGAGTATGGTCAGGCAAATCATGGCGGTTATTACAACGGCGGTGTTCATCTCCTGTCCTCCTCCAAAATCTCCAGGGCCCTTAATATGGCCCGTTCTTGTCTGCTGGCTATCTCGTGCCAGTTGCGGCCGCCTGCGTCCTGCGCCTTGGTCAGTATCTCGTAGACGGCCACCAGCTTTTGCTCCATCCGGTCTGTCCGGTCCGTGTCGTCCTTGGTCATTTCGACGGCCCCCGGCCTCTGCCTCTGCGCTCCATCTCTTGGAAGTGGCATTTCGGGCATACGGCGAAACCGAACCCGATTTGGTCGTGGATTTCCAGGCTTGTGTAAGTCTGGCCGTATTTGATCCGGACCCCGCAGCTGGCGCAGTTGCACCGGAGCCCGAGCCCGCTGTACTTGGTCACCTCCCAGGTGTCCGGTACAATGTGTGGCTCGTAACGCTTGGTTTTGGTGTTCCATCTCTTGAGTTCTCTTGTCATCTTGTCTCCCTCCTCCGGATCCTTTGGATCTCTTTGTCTGCCTCCTCGGCCGTCATGGATAGCAGGCGGCCCCTGTGGCTTTTTAGTTTTTGGCGGCTCCAGTTGTTCGATTTCGCGATTCTTTTGAGCTCGCCGATGTGGTGGTAGTTTTCTTTGCTTTCTCGTCTCTGCGGGCCGTTCTCGGCCTCGTAGAGGGTAATCACTCCCCGCTCATACATCGCCCCCGTCCTCCTTTGCTGCGTTCCGGAGTGCTGCGGTCTTTTCGAGTAGATCTGCGGTGGCTTTCTCCAAGGCAACGCTGGCCCGGTATGCTGCGGCCGCTTGTTCGTGGACGTTGTCCCCGCTGGCCAGTATTACCTCTACAGCGTGCAGCCGTTCGGCCACGTGGTTGTACTCTGCGCCGATCTCGTGCAGGGCGAATGTGGCATCTGCCCAGGCCTCCTTCGGTGTCGTCATTTCCGCTCCTCCTTTGCAGGTTCGTCCTTGGTTTCTGCTACAGCCTGGTTCGCCTTTTCCGTGGCTGCCCTGGCCTTTTGTACCGCTCCCCACTCCTGGGCCCAAATAACGGCTACGGCTCCGGCCGTTAGGATGCCCAGGCAGATTGTCAAAAATGCGGCTGTGCTCATCGTTGTTCCTCCTCATTCTTGGACCCGCAGTTTGGGCAGTAGTTTCTGCTTCCATAAGTCCATAGTTCGTACCCGCACTCCGAACAATCCCAACCATGCCCACGCTCTTTTGCAATCCACTTGCCACTTTTGAGGCGGTAGTCTTTGAGAATGCTTATCAATTCATCGGCGGTTAGGCTTGGCTCAACGGCGGGTGCATCATTAACCTCTTGTTCAATGCGTTCAAGGTGTACGCTTATCGCATCAAGCAATACATCTGCTTCAATCAATCTCATTCCTTTGCCTCCTGTTCCTGGGTCCGTTGGTCTCTTGCCGGGTCGTCTGCCAGGTTCAAAACGTACCCGGAGGCCATCTGCGAAATGCGCCCGCTGATGGCTTGGTCGATTCTTGCGATCGTGCTCGTGTGGAGCTCGCTGCTGATTATCGTCTGGCGGTCTGCTGCGTAACGGGCATTTATGATTTCCCAGGCAATCTGTTTGTCTGCCTCTGTGATCTTGCCTTTGAAGAGGTCGTCTATGTATAGGACCTGGGCGTTCTTGATGGCTGCCATCTCCCTGATGTAATCGTTTTCGTTCCGGTAGGTCTTGAGCCTGGCAGAAAGCTCCGGCCAGACCTCGTACCGTACGGCCCGCCCCTGGTTTATCAGCTCGATGCAGATGCCGGTGCACAGGTGTGTCTTTCCTGCTCCTGGCTGGCCGCCTATGTAAAACCATTTCGGTCCTGGCTCCTCTACAAAGGCGAGGGCTCTTTCTTTCATCCGCTCCTGCCAATGCTGCGTGGTCTTGAATGTTTCCAGGGTGTACTTGCTGACCCTGGTCAATCCGGAGGCCGTTAGATTCTGGATCTGGCGGCGTCGTTTGAAACAGTCGCAGTACCTGGCAAAAAGGATCCCGTCCTTGTTGCGCCAGTCAATCCATCCGGTCCCGCCGCAAATGTGGCACCTGGGATCCGCGTACCGGCTGACGGCGTCTGTCGTGTTTGTTGTGCTCTGGGTCTGCTGCATCCGTTCCTCCTTTCTTGGTTCCTGTTAAAAGGGCTCGTCCTCTTTTCGGACCTTTGGTCCGGTGGCCCCCCGTGAGGGGGGTTTGGGGGGAGTATTCTTTCTTTCTTTCTTTCTTACTTTCTTATAATGTGGTTGCTTGTTGGTTATCTGTTGGTTATCTGTTGGTTGATTGTTGGTTATGTTTTCCTCCTCCAATTGGTACAGCCCCCAATTTGCAATGGATACGACAGTAAATCTGTTGGTTGCTTTTTTGGTGATTTCCCCGGTCTGCTCGAGCTTTTGGAGCGCAGTCCTGATCTGCTGTTCTGTCAGGCCGGTCTGCGCCGCCAGGGCTTTGCGCCCGATTACAACATCCCCTGGGTTCAGCTTGTGTCCCTTGTACTCGCCGCCGGTCCAAGTGGCGGTCAGTAAAAGGTGTAAAAAAACGACCTTTGTGTTTGTGTCCGTATACCATCCCCAGCTTGTGATCTTGCGGTGGAGCTTTATGTATCCACCCGCTGCTCCGGTGTCTTTGGGATCCATCCTCTCTCCTTTTCCATGTACGCTACGGCCAGGGCGTATGCCTGCCAGATGTCGGCTCTAAAGCCGTAAAACCAACCCGGCGATGCCTTGGTCCCTTTTCCTCGGTTCGGCTCTCCTGGGGCGAATTTGTCGACCAGGGCGGCGGTTACATTCGCATCCTTTGCGGTTACGGATCCGCACAGCTGCCGCTTTACTTCCCGCCGGAACATCCGGTCGTGGTCGATGCCGTTTACATCAAAGATCTGCTCAAATCGTCCGATCGCGACGCAGGTCTCGAATACGGTCTCGCCGACCGGCATCCCGTACGAGGCCACCATCTCAATGATGGCCTCGTCGTACAGGTCGGTGCGGCAAATCATGAACGCCTCGAGCTGCTCGTTTGCGATTTTGGCGCTGTCAATCGGCCGGAGGGTTTCGGTGTCTACAATCACGGCGCCGCTTTCCTCGTTACCGGGGTCTATCGCCAGAAGCTTTTTAAAATGGGATGTCCTCATCGCGTACCTCCTCGAAAGTTACGGCCTGCGGCTGCTGCTGGGATCCGTTGTCCTGGTTCTGGCTGAGGTATTTCGGCTGCGGGACCAGGTAGTTTCCACTTCGGATGTTGTCCGCTGCCGTCAGCCGGAACGGCGCGGTTCTCATTCCGCTCCTGCCGTTATATTCCCACTCCTCGCTGCGCATCAGGCATCCGGCGGTCTTTCCGACCAGGCTCTGCTCGTTCCAATCCCAGGTGTAGCCTGGGTTGCTCTCCTCGATGGCTGTAATCATGGCTTTGAAGTAAGAGCTGCTCTGGTCGTCTTTTGGGGTGCCTTGTCTGAAATGGCCCTTGTAGCGTTTAGGCTCGAATTGTTGGGCGTTGTACTCGTCCATAAAATAGCCGGCAAAGATCCCCTCGCTGATCTCGATGGTCAAGTCCAGGTATTCGTAGCCGCTAACGCTGGTCTTGATTTCGGCCTTTTTGATTTCGATCACGTACCCTCCGGCGGGCAGGCGCTCAAATCCTCCGGCTGCTTTGATCTGGTCGTAATTGTTCGGTTTGGTAATCATCTTGGTGTCCTCCTTAACGTTCTAATTGCTGCTGCCCTGGGAGCTGTTCGTCGCCCCCCCTGTGGCCAAGTTGTAGTATTCGCGAATTTTGGCGTCGACCGCTTTTAGGTCGTTGTCGATCTCCTCGTCGTCAAACATCCCGATCGGGGTCTTGGTAACGTCCAGGCCGCTCGTCTTGGTTTTGAAAATGTAGCGCTCGCCGTCGTACCAGCTGCGAAGTACGATCGTGAACATACTTTCAATGCAGACCTTTTCGTCCAGCATCTTTCCGATCGTTTTCGGCTTTACTGCACCCAGGTCGTTTTGGTCCTCGTGCATTATGAGATAGACGATTTTGTCCGGCTCGTCGTGCTCTTTGATCGCCGTTATTAGGCGCCAGAAATTATCGGCTAAATCGTTGTACAGGGAGAAGATGGCGTTGCCCTGTCCTCCGGCTGCGTGGTTTCGCATGAATTGGTTTGTGATTAAAAACCCGGCATCGTCTACCACCACGACCTTTTTCTTGCTCTTTTGGATGCCGGCCATTACTTTGCTGTAATCGTCGGTCTGCCACGGCTCGTGGTCGTTTCTGAAGGGGAGCTCTTTCCCGATCACGTTGATTATGTCGACCTCGTCCTTGGTGAAGTTGCGAAGGCTGGCGCTCTTTCCGCTGCCGCTCTTTCCCATGATTAGTACTGCTTTGGACATCCTTGTTTCCTCCTTTTCCTTTTACTTGATTTGGATGCTCTGCCGTTCTACGAGCTCGGCCCCTGCGACGATGGTCCCGGCTTTTAGAAGGTCTTTGATTTTCGCTTTGTCCGGCTCAGGTTCTTTCAGCCGGAGCATGGCTGCCGGCAGCTTGTCCGGGTCAGTGATCTCGACCGCCTGGCTTTTCCGGTAGGAAATCCGGACACGGGTGGTCTCGAATTTTTCGCCGTGGAGAGCATCCTCAATGTACGCGGTCAAACGCTCGGCCTTGTTCTTTGCGATTCGTTCCTTTTCGGCGAAGACTTGCTTTTCGGCTTTGAACGCCTCGGCGTCTGCTTTTAGGTTCTTAATCCACAGAGCGATGTTCTCGATTTTCTCGTCCCGCTCCATCTGGATTTGGTCCAGCTCCTCGGCGTTTGTGATCTCGCCGGTCTCCTCGTCGATTACGAGCTCAAATTCGGCGATTTGGCGGTTCAATTCGTATAGATTGGCCATCGGGGCCTCCTTTACTTGTTCGCGGCTCTGCGCATGGCTCTGGCCGTCTGCTGCTGTTGTTTTGCGTGTGCCAAATACTCGGCCAGGAAAGCGTCCAGCTCCTCCCTGTCCTTGGCGATCCAGTACCCCCTCGCGGAGTGGCTGCTGCTGATTATCAGGTGCCCTTTTCGGCGCAGGTTCTCGACCGTGTAGCGGACGGTTCTGTCGTCAACCCCGAGCGCTGCCGCCAGGCGTTGCCTGGTTGCCGGCTTTTTCGGCGTGGCCTGCTCTATGATTGACAGGGCTTTTGTTTCGGTGTTATTCTTGGATTGATCTTTGGCGCCTTTCGGGGCGTCTTTTTCCGTTGTGAAAATTGTAAAATTTCTCACTCCTCGTCCTCCTTTTCCGGTACGGTTGCCCAGGCGATTAGTGCCAGGCCGACCAAATCCTCGCCTCCAAAGGCTGGGTATGTTCTCGTCTGCCCGCCCAGGTACATGATCGCGATGGCTGCTATTACGAGCGCCACCCCTTTGGCTATGTTTTTCTTTCTTGCTGCGGTCATTGCTGTCCTCCTTTCTTGACCTCTGCATCGGCTATGTCGTCGACCAGGTATTGCTTGGCGTGGTTTCTGCCTGCGATCCGGTAGTCGTAGCCGGACATCATCCTGGCGAAACTTTCCCGGCCTCGTCCGAGGGTCTTGCAGGCGGCGTTCGTGCTGATGTAGATCCGGCCCCTGTTCGCCTCGATTAGTCTCCGGGCGATTTGTTCTTTGCGTGTCATGCCTGGCCTCCTCATTCAAACTCGCTAATCGAGCCCTCGTCCTTGTATTGGAGCGTTCCGAATGTGCGCCCGCCGTCGTGGCTCAAAATAACCAAGTCGTCCTCCTCCAGGGTCTCCAAGTAGGAGATCAATGTCCCGACCGTCATCGTCGTCTGTCTGTTTGCCGTCTGGCTGACCGCATAGTCGGTCCGCGTGGCCTCAAAAATGATCGCGTATTTCTCCATCGTGCTCCTCCTTTAATTCCACCAGGTCTGCGTAATTGCCGGTCTCGTCGGTGGACGTCCTATAACCCATGTTGTTCAATGTCCACCGGATCGTGCGGATGTCTCTCAAACAGTCGTTGGCATACTCGCGCCAAAATTTGGCCGTTGCGTTTTCGAGCCGGTCTTTGTGCTCGCGCTCCTTGGCGAGGCAGTCGAGTTTCTTGGCCTGCAGTCGGTTCAGCTCGTCGATTATGATTGTCTTGTTCATCGTGCTCCTCCTTTTAGATCCGCTCCCGGAGCCAGTCCACCATCTCGGCCTGGGCCTCGGCGCTGTGCATCGGGTACTCGGCCGCGACGAAGTCCTCGAGGCCGTTAAACCCGCAGGCGTTTTCCCGGTAGTACTCCAGTAGTTCTTGCATCAGTTCCTCTCTTAGCATCTCGTCCTCCTCTGTGTAAAGTTTAATTTGAGTTAGGCTGTAAAAAAAACATCCTGGATGTCAATTCCTACAATCTCGCAGAACCGCTTTGCTTGGTCGATCGTGAACCGGCCGGGGTCGCGTTCGTTCTTGGCGTAAGTCGCAGGGCTGATTCCCAGGCGTTGTGCCGCCTCCTCCTGTGTGAGCTGCGCGTTTACTCGCGCCGCTTTTACGCTGATCGCCATGTGCACCTCCTCTCTTTTTGTTGATGTGGCTTGTCTGTATTTTATCAATTTTAACTTTACCTGTAAAGATTAAATCGATATTTTTTCGTGTTTTCCTTGATTTTTTATCGATTTTGGGTGTACACTCCTTTTACTCTATAAAAAGGAGGGTTTTCAATGTCTATTGCTGAAAATATAAAAAAGTTGCGGCTGCGGTTCGGGGTTACCCAGGCCGAGCTCGGAGAAATCGCCGGGGTTACAGATAAGGCCGTGTCGTCCTGGGAGCGTGGCGAGTCGGAGCCCCGGATGGGAGCCGTCGAAAAGATGGCCCGCCATTTCGGGATTAAAAAATCCGAAATCGTGGACGATGCTCCGGATCCGTCTCGTCCCGCTGGTGCCATCCCGATCCTGGGCCGGATCCCTGCCGGTCCGGAGCATTGGGTTGCGGATGATGTGGAGGGCTGGGTCCAGTTTATGGCTCCGGCACCTGGGCGGTTCTTTGCGGTCCGTGTGTCCGGTGACTCGATGGCTCCGACTCTCCTGGATGGGGACCTTGTAATCGTCCGGGAACAGGCGGAGGTCCGTTCCGGCGACATCGCCGTTGTCCAGGTAAACGGTTTCGAGTCTACTTGTAAAGAGGTACGGCTGCGGGACGATGGCCTGCTCCTGGTGGGGCATAATCCCGCCGCCTACACGCCGACCTTTTACTCGGCGGCGGAGGTGCAGCAGCTGCCGGTTGTGATCCGTGGCCGGGTGGTCTCGCTTCGCCGGGACTTTTAGAAATAAAAAACCGCCGGGTGCCGCCGGCGGTTCAAGATGGATGGTTCGGGTCTGCACCCTCACCTGTCCTTTTATTATAACAGAAGGAGTTTACTATGCCAAAAAATCGCGCGCCGTTTCGGCATCGGTTTCGTTTCGAGGGCCGGCGGTATTCTGTGACCGCTTGGTCCGAACGGGAGCTGTGGGAAAAGGTCGCCCGCAAAAAGGCGGAGCTCGAAAATGGGCGCAGCCTCTGGCGGTCGATGTCCGTCGCCGCCTGGCGGGACGAATGGCTCGAAACTTACAAGGCCGGGAAAGTCTCCCCGCACACGCTGTCCTCTTACCGTTCGGCCCTCTCCCATTTGGATCTGCAGATGCCGGTCGCGGATGTTCGCCCCGTACATCTCCAGCGGGCTTTAAATAATCTTGCTGGTTCGTCCGATTCGCAAATCCATAAATTTTGCGTTCTCACCAAGGCCCTCTTTGCTGCTGCTGTGGATAATGGCCTTTGTCGAACGAACCCGGCAGAAAAGTTGGAACGTCCCCGGTGTTATACACGCCCGAGAAGGCCCCTAAACGCCACGGAGAGGCGTTTAATCGAGGCGGTGGCACCCTCGCACCCTGCGGGCCGTTTCGTCGCTCTAATGCTCTATGCTGGCTGTCGTCCTGGCGAGGCCGGTATCGTCCAGGGCTCGGATGTGGATCTCGAAACCCGGCGGCTGCATATACGGGGAACGAAAACCCCGGCGGCTGATCGCTTTGTCCCGATTTCGGACCGCCTGCTGCCGTACCTCGTGGGCCTTGCTCCGGACGAGCTGGCCGTGGTGAATGCGTCCGGTGGTCCTACTACGAAATACAGCCGGCAGGGTCTTTGGCGTCGGTTCGTCCGTGATCTGAATATCGCCGCCGGCGCTCCGGTCGGTCGTCGCTCCAAACATTCGCCCTGGGATTTGCCCTTGGAGGACCGCCTGGCGCCGGATCTTGCGCCGTACCTCCTGCGGCATACTTTTTGCACCGACCTGGAGGCGGCCGGTGTCCCGATAAATGTGGCCCGGGATTTAATGGGGCATTCGTCTATCTCGGTAACCTCAAAAATCTATACCCACCGGACGGATGCTGCGCTGGATTCGGCCCTTGGAAAAATGAACGCCTACGAGCCGGACGCCCCGGTTGCGGACGCCCCAGCGGACGCCCCACCCTTGGGCGAATATAGGCAAATATAGACCGTGTGCCTCTTCAAAATCCGAGAAATAAAAAACCCCGAGACCGTTGCAATCTCGGGGTTTCTCTTTGGTGGAGCGTACGGGGATCGAACCCGTGACCTCCTGACTGCCAGGGGGATTGCGGGCCTTGCGGTTACTGGGTTTATTGGTGGCCACGCCCCGGGTGCGCCCCATTGGTCAGACATTTGGTCAGACGCTTGTCAGGTGGCCTGGGGTTCTTTTGGGCCACCTGCGTTTCTCACAGGAGGTCGTCCTCCTCGGTGCTGTCCCCTAATTCAGGGAGCCCGGTCGCGATGCTGGTTACAATCGAAAGGAGCCCCGCAAGGGCGGTTGCTCCGAGTGTGTAATCCCACCGGACCTCGTAGATCGTCACGGTGCTGGTTCCGACCGTGGCGAGGAATGTCTGCGCCATCGTCCGGATCGCCCGGGCTGCAGCTGCAAACCAAAAATCGCGGCTTGTCAATCTGTTCATGCTGTTCATGGTCTTGCCTCCTCTGCGTATTCCAAAGCCAGGCGGCGGGTCAAATCCTGGACCGCCGTTTTCTTTTCGCGGAGGTTCTTTTCCGCTGCCTCGAGGTCCCCGTTTACTTTCTCGCCCCGGACGCATCTGGCTGTCAGGGCGGAGATGTTCGCCTCGGCGAGCAGGAGTTCTCTCTCTGCGATTCGGATCTCGACCTGCTCCTTGTGGCGGTGCTCGTTCTCCTGCTCCATGTGGTCGATTTTCTTTTCGATTTGCCGAAATAGGAAACCGACCACCCCGCCTATGGTGGCGGTAATGGCTGCGGTTGTAATTGCGATTGCTGTCATTGGGTCGGTCCTCCGTCTATCTTGTCGAGCTTTTCCTGCAGGATTTTGGCTGCGTCTTTGTTGTCCAGGAGTTTCCATCTGCGTGGGTTCGGGAACCGCTCGTCATAGGGCATTACCTTGCAGCCCAGGGCCTTTGCCTCCAGGGCTACGCGTCCGACGCCGTAGATCCTTTTGTACTCGGCCATCATCGGCAGGAGCTTTGTCCTTGGCAGTCCCTCCAGGAAGTCTACTTGTTCAGGGAATTGAACCCCGCGCCGTTTGTTCGGTCTGCCTACGAAGGCAGCCTCTTTGGTTTTCTCGACCCCTGCGTACTGCTGCACCTGTTCCAGGTCAATCGAAAGAGGGAGGACGATCGTCTTGCCCAGGTGCTTTACCTTGGCGGCGGTTTCCTTTATCCCGCAAACCAGGACCAGGTCGTCGTAGTCTGCGAGCCAGTCGTAGAGATCCGGTCGGTTGTTGTTGTGCACAAAAACGATCGCGTGGTCGCAGGCTATGCCCGGAACCCGGACCGTGATCCAATTCCGGTCGGTTCTTACTCGTGGGATTATTGTCCGGACGATCTCCTTGGAATAAAAAAACGCGCCGTTCCATTTGTTCGCTCCGGCGGCGTTCCACTTCCTCCTGTAAGCCGGATGATCGTGGTCGATTATAATGGCCATTTGTTCCTCCTGTTTCGCCTGCTAATCGATGGTACCGAATACGTAAGCGGCGATGGTATAGTTGCTATTTTGCGACCGGCTGCCGCCGCTCAAAACGTAATAATTGAGCTGGGTCTCCGTCTTGCTGGCGACCGCCGTCCAGGTGGGATAGTTGTTATGCCCCGCGCCTACGTTGAAGGACAGGATGCTTGTGGCGCCCTGGCCGGTCAGGCCCGTCGGAAGGGTCAGGGTCATCCGTTCGCTCCGGTAAACATTCCCGCTGGTGTCCGTGATGGTGACGGTCTGTTTGGTTGCTCCGAACCACGCCTCAAAGGTGCCGTCGCTGTTGATGCGGTAACGCCAGTTGCCCTGGGTCACGGTCTTGCCCTTGTCGTCAATGTAGGCCTTGACAGCCGCGAGTCCTGTTAGGTCGATTACCTTGTCCATTTGTTCCTCCTACGCGTTCAGGATGGCGTTGATTTCCGCAACGGTGGCGATGGTCATCTCCTCTTTGGACCAGTAGCCTGACAGATCCACGTCGGTGCTGCCGATCTTCTCAAAGTGGGCGGTGCCGCCTGTGGGCTCGACCCAGATGTATTCGTCGTAGATATTGGGGCTGCTTCCGCTGTTTGGCACCAGGTAGATGGTGCCCTTGACACCTGTGGCGGGCAGGGTATCCACCACCTGGAAGTCGATGCTGGTGATGTCTGCCAACTCGCTATCAATCAGAGCCTGGACCTCGGTCTCGGTCTGATACGGGTCCCCGCTGTTGGCCAGAGCATCGCTGATGGCCGTGGCCACGTTGGCAGCGGTCTGGTAACCGCTGTCGTTTGTCAGCTCGCTGGTGGTTGTGGGGACGATCACGTTGACTGCCTTGCTGGCGTCCGGGGTCAGGGCGGTGCCGTTCACCTTGACCGTCTCGATGGTGTTCTCGTCGCCCGCCTCCTCTTTGGTTGCGAATTTGCTTGTGATCCAGGTCTTTATCGTCTGGACCGCTGTTAGATCTAACACTTTTTCTGGCATTGTTTTCTCCTCCTAATCCAGGTATAGAATTTTCTCGATGTCGTGCTGGCTGGCAAAATCGAGCTTGTGCTGCAAGTGGTAATCAGCGTCGATCTTGTCGTTCTCGACGGTGATGCCGTTGATGCTTGGTTTGTTTTTCAGCTTGTTATAATCCTTTGTCCCTTGTCCGGGGGCTGTGCTGATTCCGCCCGTGAGCTCC